GCCGGGCCATCGGCGCTGTCGCCTGAAACTCAGCTTGGATTTCTGCCCGGAGGCGGTTGCGCTCGGCTTCGCGCCAAGCGTTCGGGTCGTCCCCGATCTCAGCCGAGAGTTTCTCTCGCTGGTACTGCTGGAAAGCCGACCCCCAAGGGTGACGCTGCTGGATGGCCCACGCCTCAATATCAGGGCGTGTCGTCAGCCATTCCTTCACCGCGTCAAACTCGGTCTCGCCGTGCTTGTCCACGAAGCGATCCTCAGACCGCTCCAGTCTGTCCATAACCCGCATCGTCTCAAAGTGGCCGACAGGGTCTTGCCGAACGTCCGGCAGTTGGTGTTGCGGAACGGCTTGCCGGGCCTGCTCAAGCTCGCGCTCAAGCCGCTGGCGTTCCTTCCGCTCCTTCTCGATCTGCTTGCGATACCAGAACGGCTGTTCGGCCTCTGGTTTCGCCTCCGGCTTGGCCTCCGGGGCGGCTTCCTGAACGGGGGCTTGCGCCTCCACAGGAGCCGACTGGTCGTCCGCCAAAATGGCTTCAATACCAGCCGACTCCGTCTCGACCTCTGCGGTCGGTGCTTCGTTGTCGGTCATGCGATATGTGGCGTCTCCCGACGCTACCTCTCGGGCTTACCGGCCCGGACGGATCGTCCGCTTAGGCGGCGATTGGTTGCCCCATAGGGGGATACATCGGGGCCATGGAACGGGAGGCGATTTCCTCGCCCTGCGCCATGCTCTTGAAGGCTTCGGCCCGTGTCTTTTCCAGTTCGGCGGCGGCGCTGTCCTGCGCCATCTGCATCTGGGCCTGTTGCGCGGCTTGGGCCTCCGGGTTCGGCTGCGCCATTTCCTCCAGAACTTGCAGGATTTCCCGCTTCTGGTTGGACGTAAGCGCCGGATGGGTCTTGACCGCGATCTGGGCGAACTGCGGCGACATCTGGCCTAGCAGCGGCAGGGTCGTGACGAATGCCTGATACGCTTCGCCCTGCATGGTTATGACGTTTTCGGCGTCCGCTATGATGATGTCCACGTCCATGTCTGCAACGGCATTCTCTGCCCCGACCGGATTGCCGTATTCATCGACTTGCGCGACGTTGAGGCCAACAGCCTGCGGCGATAGTTCGTCATCGGTCACCCTGATCCACCGCTCTGCGGTCCAGAACTGTTGCATCATGCAGGCGAGCATCTGGAACACCCGCTGGTCAAAGCGACGCAGCGCATCCAGCAGATCGCCCATCTCGACCATGCCGCCGGACTGCTGCGCCTCAATGGCCCGGCCCGACTGGCTTTCCACACCCTTGCCCAGCAGGGCGCTGTTCGGCCCGGCTTGCGCGATATAGCTCATGGCATCATTCAGGAGCGCGGCTTGACCCGACGCAAGCTGAATGCCGTCCACAACCTCGAACCGCGCGTCACGCATGACCTCGACGTAGAAGTCAGGGCGGGCCAGTTCCTTGCGGGTCTTGGCCACGTCCTCAACCGCCCCGGCCTCGGCAATGACGCCCCGGCTTACGGATTGGTGCAGGGCCTTGGAGCGGCGCTTGTTGACCTCATCTTGCGGGTCAACCAGATGGCGGACCTCGCCGTAACGGTTGTTCTCCCGGTCAACGTGGGCGCTTTCCAGAATGATCGGGCAAAGGCTCTCGCCCTCTTTGGTCCGATACGGGCTTTCGCCGTAGCTCAGTTCGCCGCCTTTGGTGAACTCGCACCAGAACCAGCGCCCGCCTTCTTTGTGCCAAAGGCTGACCACCCGGACACGCTTGCGCTTCGGATCACCCCACACAGACCACTTCGGCTTGTCGTCGTAGGTCTCGCCCGGACGCGGCGAACCGGCCAAGGTCGTCTCCAGCACAGCGCGGGCTTCCTCGCCGTACTTCTCGACCGCTTCCTCAAGGTCCATCCATAGGACTTGACCGAGATAGCGGGCGTCCGAGAAATCCTCTTGCGAGGCGTGGGGATCATAGACGATGCGGTCCCACGGGATCGCGTTCATTTTCAGCGCATAGTCGATGCTGTCCGGTTCGGCGTATAGCTCTACGCCGCCGTAGCCCTCGACCACCATGTTCTTCCATGCGCGGGACCGCTTGGCTTGGAAGTCCGCCGATTCAGCCGCAAACCGCAAGCCGGACGTAAAGGCGTCCGCCGTCGGCTCGTCCGGCTGATTGCGATAGTAGGCTTTCGGATCACGCCGCTGCTGCTTTTCCAGCCCCAACAGGAACTCAACACGCGACTTGATGACATTGAACGCAATGGCCGGTTGGCCGCGCTTTTTCAGTTCGGCGGTTTCGTCCGCCGTCCACTGTTTGCCGTCGTAATAGTCCCGGTCGCGCTCCGACTTCGTGCGGGCGTCAAGCGTCGCCTCTTCGGCTTCCTCGAAATAGCCGATCAGCTTGGCGAGGCGTCCGCCGTCTTTGGGCGTCAGGTCAGCCATTCCAGCCATTCTCCCTCGCCCGCGCCAGCGCCTCCAGCGCGGCGGGCGCTGGCTTGGCGTATTCGTTTTCAAACGTCGCGCTCCACAGAAGCGCCATTCCGTACTCGACCGACTTGGGGCTTAACGAGGCTAGGCTGTTTTCCAATTCGGGCCTTCCTCTCGTCTGCGGTCCCACCTGTCCCGCACCAGTACAGGCGGCGGGGCAGGCTTCTTCCATGTCCGGCGCAACGCTTCGAGCGCGTATCGCAGGGCGTCAATCGTGTGGTTATCCTTGTCCTCCAGCACCGGCAGGATTTCCCCCGTCAGGCTGTTGGTCTTGAACGAAAACAGCGTCAGTTCGTCCGCGACGTGCTGGCAACGCGGGTGAACGACAATGTCGAACGACTTGAGGAACTCGATCCCGTCCTCAATCGAACCCGGCCCCTTGATCGCCGGGATAATCCGAAAGCCGTTGCGGCGCATATACGAGACCGTCTCGGGCCGCGCACTGTCCGCCGTGATCGTCCACTTCCTTGCGCCGTCTATTGTGTCGAACAGAGCCGGGGTCTTGTCGATCTCGCAACCGACCTCCCAGGCGCATTGATCGACGTACAGCGTCCGGCCATCCAGATAGCAGCGGACCAGCACGGTAGGATCGACCGAGAAGCCCCAGTCAGCCCCAAACCGGAACTCCGCGCCCGGTGCCGTGTCGAATGCCTCAACGCGCCAGTTGCGGAAGACGCGGGCCTCATCCAGCCGCTTGAACTCGCCATCCCAGATATGGGCGTAAACGTCAGGGCGGCGGCGTTCGTCCTCTAGCCTCTGAAGGTTCAGAACCTCCGGGAACCACGGATTGTCGCGCCAGTTGATGTCGGTGACGATGCAGTCATCAGCGGGGTCAGCAACAAACCGCCGATGCGTCGCGCTGTCGTCGCGCTCCGGGTTGTAGCTAATCCAGTTTTCCGCGACCCAGCCCTTGCCGCCCTCGCGGATTGTCGGGATGAGCTTGCGCCACGCGACCTCAGAGACGCTTTCCGCCTCATCGGTCCAGTTGCCTATGATCCGGGCCTTGGACTTGATACTGTCCAGATTATGCCGAAGGCCCGCAAAGGCATACGAGATGCGCCGGTTGCGGGTCCGTATGTATTTCTCACCGATCTCGAAATAGCCGCGCAGCCAATCGACCGAGCGGATAGCCGCCTTGATCTCCTCCATTGAGGACTCATCGAGGCTGTTCAGATGCTCGCGGCTGGCGAGAAACACGCCCTCGACGCCCATCTCCGCAAGCTGGTAAACTCGCAAGGCCGAGCGAAGCGCCAAGCCCCGCGTCTTGCCTGAACCGCGACCGCCCTTGAAAACCCGTGTCCTCGCCGGTCTGGCGAAGTTCTGGGTGATCTTGGGCAGCTCCCTAATCTGCGCTCGCATCCGGGGACACGAACTCAACTACGGACGGGAACCACGTCACGTCAGTGTCAACCGTCGCCTCAATGCTCGACAACTTGGCGTGAACGTAGGGCGCGGCGGCCTTCGCCATGTCCAGACGCTCGCTGCGTTCGGCCATCTCATCGCGCATAACCGCCAGCATGAAGTCCAGCGGCATGACACCGCCAGCCTCCGC